TGAGTGAAGCGAAGTTCCTCAACAATTAACAACCAGCGGTGTTGCAAGTTTCGTGTTATGCTGCTACCGTGACAGACATGGCCACCAACCTTACATTTGGAAGTCTTTTTGCAGGCGTGGGAGGGATTGACCTAGGCATGGAAGCGGCAGGATGGAACTGCAAATGGCAAGTTGAATGGGACCCGAACTGCCAGGAGACACTGAAGTATCACTGGCCAAATGTTCCGAAATGGCTTGATGTCTGTGATGTGAATGGTGCAGACCTAGAACCCGTTGATGTTATTACCTTCGGCAGCCCGTGCCAGGACCTCTCCGTGGCCGGCAAGAGAAAAGGTCTCACAGAAGGTACTCGTTCAAATCTTTTCTTTGAAGCAACACGAATAATTAAGGAGATGCAAAATGCAACCAATGGAGCTTTTCCAAAATGGGCAGTCTGGGAAAACGTGGCAGGAGCCCTGTCAAGTAGAGGCGGTGACGACTTTGAGGCAGTCATCAAAGAGATGGTTGGGTTGGGGGCGTATCTCTGCGAATGGTCTTTGCTTGATGCGCAGTTCTTCGGAGTCCCCCAGCGACGTAGAAGAGTGTTCCTCGTCTGTTGCTTTGATTCTGCAACAGCAGCACGAAGTCCAGAAAAAGTACTTACTGTCGGAGAGGGCAGCCGAAGGAATTCTCCGAAGGTCAAGTCGGCGAGGAAAAACAATCCCGGACAAGCTCAAAACAGCACTGGAAGTGATTGCGAAGAGGTCGGTGTAGCGCCAACACTCTTTAGCCACACACAAGGTCTGGATATTCAAGCTTCCACGGTTGCTTCACCGACAATCCGTAGCAACGGGAACGGCATGAGTGTTGCTTACCGACTTTTGAGCTACGGGCATTACACGGATGACGATACGAGTTCCACGCTTGCTGCTCGCGACTATAAGAGCGCAACAGACTTGGTTGTCACAGATGCTCAGCCATATACAACATCAAGCCATGCTAAGTATGTTGAAGGAGTTGGAACCCTTCGTGCAAATGGCGGAGATATAGGCGGTGGTTCAGAGACGATTATTGTTCAACCACTCGCAATTGACGGCCGCAGGAATGATGATGTCCGTGTTGACGACTCTGGAATCATGCGAACACTTGAAGCTCGAATGGGAACTGGTGGAAACAATGTGCCAGTGATTGGAACAGAGCATGGTGTCATTCAATACGATGGATACAACCAGCAGATTTATGAAGATGGCGTAGCGATGACTGTACGGATTGGCCGCGACTCATCTGACTGTATTGCTATTCCAGAACAACAAACAATGGTGGTTCGTCGCCTTACACCAGTTGAATGCGAGCGTTTGATGGGATGGCCAGATAATCACACTTTGTATCGCGCTGACGGAAAGCTAGCCAGCGATACAGTGCGCTATAAGCAATGTGGCAACGGTGTCGCATCACCAGTAGCCAAGTGGGTCGCAGAGCGCATCAACGATTGCTACATCTAAATACGCCCGAGAAGCATGTTCGGCTATGCGCATCACTTGTAATGATGAGATAGTGGGTTCGAATCCCACCTCGGGCTCTCATTCGTCAAAGTCATCAGGTTTTTCGCCGCATACAGGCTTGCGCTTAACCACACGCTTCTTGATGCAAGAACAAAGTGTCGCATTCATAACGCTTCTTCTTCTTGTTGCATTGTGTAAGCACGCGTACCTGGACCAATTGGGTTAACAGAAGTTACGTGGAACTCATGTATAAGCAGGTTGCGCACAAGCCAATGCAACGGGTATGAGCGTGCATCTCGTGCATGCTTTTTTCGGAACTCGGCAGAGAACGCATACGCGCGCTTGCGAAGGTTTGGAGTAACGATGTTTTCCTCGATGCATCGTTTAACCCCATCCCAGCCATCTCGCGAGTACTGAAGAATTCTCTTGTCCAAGTCATAGTCTGGCCACCATCGTCGCTGTGCGTCAATATGTGGAAAGCATTCGTAAAGTCGGTCATAGAACTCTGGTTCTGTTGCAACAACATCGCCAATACGCCTGATTGCCACAGCATGCAATGGAATACCAACCCGAGTGTTGCTACCAGTTATTGCAGCCAGGTCGTAGTACTCGCAGTACTCGGCGTTATGTTCTTCGCTTATAAAACGCAAAACATCATCTGTTTCCCAGTCGTAGATTACTTTCGCGAAACGCAATGGGATATTCTTTTTCATCTTGTACGGAGTGACGATGTAATTCTCATGAAGCTTCTGAACGCATGAGCGGTAGCGAATCATTGACTCGTTTGCGCGAACTCCAGTAATGAATGCAACACGACCAGCCTTGCCCTGCATCGTGTAATAATCAACCGATTGGGGCAAAGCCTGACTTGGGTCAAGACCAAAACTCTCAGCAGTTATTGCCCATGGTGGCATCTCCCTGACAAGACGACCTTGAGCTGCTCTATACGGAGACCACAGTAGACAGTATTCCCTGCGACCAAGAACCCAAATCTCTTGCCCCATTGGGAGGCAATACCATTCCATGTCAACCCAGTCGTAATTGCGCACTTTCTCTACAAACTCCACAACAGATGGACTTACCATCTCTTCATCGCGAAAGATTACTTTTACTGGTCCAAGATTACGCTCTTCATGGATTTCTTTAGCAAGGTACAGAACTGCTGTTGAGTCTTTGCCACCAGAGAATTGCACGCACACGGTATCAAAAGTGTCGTAGACATGGCGCATCCGCTCGCGAGCTGCATCAATGCAGTTCATTTCAAGAAATAGTCGTTGGCGTGTCAAACGCGATTCTCCAGCTCGTTTATACGGTCAACAAGCTCGTTCATGAACTGCGCGGTAAGAATCTGGCCAGACTTAAGTTCTGGAAGTGGTTTTTGCTTTTCTCGTGTTAAATCAACAATCGCTTTAGTTGCCATAAAAGGCGCAGCGATAGCAATTACAGTTCCGCTGGACAAAAAGTTGCGTCGGTTCATGAGACCAGCCTAGGCCAAACATACGGAGATGCGGGGTCGTCAGACCAACCAAATTGCGCATAATGCTCAGGAAATTTGCGCAAAAGGTTTGAACGATGGCTGGAATGGACCCTGTCATCACCCCACCAGCTAGGAAGGTCTGATGGGTCTGCATCACCGAGAGACGCAATCTTTTGCAAGCACGTATCTTTGTAACCCATATCAACCCACGTTTCACACATTGCAATGCCATACGCGATAAGGCCGTTCTCATGACCGAGCCACATCTTTGTAGCTGGATGATTTTTCCAACCATATTTTCCAAGACCAGTAAGCGAGTTCAGAATTTGCAAAGTCTCGACACGCTGTTTGCCAAGACGGCGGTAATCTAGCACTCTTGCACTTTCATAGAAATCTGGATATGGAACAAATGTTTGCACAACCAACCCCCTTTAGTACTAGGATGACCATTGTAGCGACAAATACAAAAATGTCAACCGAGGAGTATAAATGTCAATCAACACCTACCATGTTCTGGAGATTGACCCTACAGGAGACGGCACTCTTGTGTGGCAGGCTCGTTGGGATGGCGAAAAAACGATTCGCATTTATCGTGGAACTGTTTCAGACGAAGAAATTGTTGTTTCTCGACTCCAGTCAATTGATGTAACTTCAACAAGCAAGAAAATCAAGTACGAACAATTTGTTGCGATGGCAACAGAGTTCATAAATGAAATGATTTACAACAAGGTGACATATTAAAAAGGGGTGATTCGCGTCTCAGGAACACGAACCACCCCAAACCCGCGGAGTCATCCCTATGTCCGGTCAGAGTAGAGATGGTCTAGCGCAGTAACCACATTCTATACATATATGAATACCTGATAGAGTGAACCCATGGCACATGAATTAGAGATTATTAAAGGCAAGGCCAGTATGGCTTATGCAACCGGTGGTGGAAGAATGGCCCCATGGCATCGCCTAGGCACGCCAATGAAAGGCCTCCAAACCATGGAAGCGATGCTCACTGCGGCTAATGCAGACTTTGATGTTGTTCTTTCGCGGGTTGCAGCTGTTGACGACGATGGCAACCTTTTGCGTAATACAGATGGTTCAGTCGTGATGATTGATGACAGTCGTGCAACTATTCGGCAAAACCTGGATGGTGGTTTTCAGGCCCTCGCCACAGTAGGTACGCGTTATGAAGTACGTCAAAATAGCGAGGTTCTTGAACGTGCTCTTGCTGTTGTTGGGGCTTCAACTGGAGACGCTGTAATTGACACTGTTGGGGTTCTTCGCGACGGGAAAAGATTCTTTGCAACCATCGAGCTTGGACCACTTGTAATTGACCCAGCTGGGACAAATGACAAGATAGCTCGCTATTTGGTTGTTAGCTGTGGACATGATGGAGTATGGCCAATTCGTTATGCAAACACCGACATACGTGCAGTTTGTAACAATACGGTCATCATGGGCCTTTCTCATGCGCAGAGAGTGTTTACTGCTCGGCACACACGCAATGTTGACACTGTTATAGAGGACGCACAGAAAGTTCTTGAAATATCAACTGCTTGGGGTCAGGCATTCTCTCGCGAAGCTGAAAGGATGATGTCAATCAATATTCCAAACGGAAGCATAAAAATTGACAAAGTTCTTGCGAAAGTATTTCCTGCAGAAGCCGGTGAGACTGGAAGACAACAGAAAAATCGCGAAGAAGTTAACAGTTTCATACGCAGCCTTTATGTCAACGATAAAAATGCTGGAAAGTTTGGATTCAATGGATGGTCTTTATATAATGCAATCGTTGAATATCTTGACCATTACAAATACAGCGACCCATCTGTAGGCGCAATGGCAACAATGGACGAGAATTCTTCAAACACTCAAAAAAAGATTACTGCTCATAAAGCGGTGGTATCATGAAGGGATGTCGGATTCGATGAATTCACCAGATTGGGATGACGAAGACCCGGCCGTATTTGACGGTGATGAACCAATTTTCATTGATGATGATTATTACGAGGGTGACATTCCAAGCCTGGATGAACTAAAACGAGAAATCTTTCAGGATAAGGTTATTCATAGCTTTATTGCTGAAGCATTCCAGTTCAATGGGCGTGAAGCCATAAACGAAATTTTGTGTGAGATTGAACGCAAGATGGGATGGAAACTAGAAATCATTGCCACCCAAGGCAGCATTGATGATGCGATACTTCAGAAGAGTAATAGTTTTGATGATGATGGCTGGATTAAGTTCATCATGTCAGATGAGTATCAAAAAATGAATTACAGAGTTATTTACCAGACCGAGCTAGCGGTTGACGAGTTTATTGACTCTTATTACAGCTCTCTTTCTCTTGGCCAACGTCTTCGTAGATATATCAAGCAAAAAGCGTGGAGTTTTTTCCAATACCTGTAGACTTTTGTTGACAACCACGACAGACTCGTGTAGGTTGTTCAGAACATATCCATCTCAGGGGGAAATTATGTACGACAATGATTTTTTGTTCAAAATCGAAGAGGTTCCTAAGTTTGACGGTGCGTGCAAGGGTATGCCAACCGAGTGGTGGTTTCCAGAATACCCAATGACTCAACAGCAAAGTCATGATGCAACGCGAGCAGTTGAGATTTGCAACAACTGCCACGAGAAGCAAAGGTGCTTAGATTACGCAATTAATAACCCAAAGATTGCTGGAATATGGGGTGGCGCTGGTTGGAAACAGCGACAGAACATGCGTAGAAGGATTTTGCGCCAACAAGTCAATGCCCGTATCAAAGCCGAAAAAGAGAAGCAACAGCAAATTAAACTTGCAATGAATGGTTCGAAGTCAGCGTGATTTCTCGTGCAGTAGACGACTTCCTCGGGAAGCTTGATGGCATTAAGTCAGCTGGTCAAAACCAGTGGGCTGCGCGATGCCCGTGTCGCAACGATGATGAGAATCCATCATTAAGCATCTCGCAATCAGAGAGCAGTGGTGATGTTCTGGTTTCTTGTCATCGTGGCAATGGTTGCGATACCAAGCAGATTTGTGAAGCGATGGGTATAAAGATTTCAGACCTCTTCAACAAAAGCCACTCTGATGCTTGGCAGGACACTCCATCTAAGTACCGAGAAGCTCCAACTGTTCAAGCGCAGAAGAAGTCGTCGCGAAAACTGGTTGCTGTATACAAGTTCCGCGATGAAGATGGAACGCTTCTATACGAGAAGCTACGTTATGTAGACGAACTTGGAAAGAAATCATTTGGCCATCGTCGCCCAGACCCAGACATGCCTGGTGAGCATATTTATGATGCAAAAGGCGTTCGTAAAGTTCTTTATCGCCTTCCAGAGGTTATTAAAGCAATAGAAAATAATGAACCAATTTGGCTTGTTGAGGGTGAAAAGGATGTTGACAACCTTGTAACCAAGTACGGTTTATGCGCTACGACAATGTCAAGCGGTGCTGGTCACTGGGAGTCAGAGTACTCTCAGATTCTTTCTGGTGCAGAAGTTCTTGAGATTATTGCAGACAACGATGAGCCTGGAAAAGACCATGCACTGAATGTTGCATCAGAGGTGCGTGCACTCGGTGGAAATGTGCGAGTTTGGGTTTCACCTTATGGCAAAGACATATCTGACCATATTGATTCAGGTCACGAACCAGATGAGTTAAACGAACTCACTTACGAGCTACCAAGCGATGCGACTGCTCTTCAGTCAGAAGAAGACGAATCCGCAGGTGAACGTATTTTGGACATTGTTCAGTCCGTTGTTCAGAATGGAGATTTGACACTTGAGCAAATGGTGAATCGTGTCAGCATCATGCTTAGCTCGATGTCACAGTACTCTGACGAAGATACTGGCCGTCTTTACAACTGGCAAGAGTTTCTTGAAAAGTATGAAGACCGTGGTTATGAGTGGATTATTCCAGGACTTCTTGAGAAGCAAGAACGTGTGATTGTTGTGGCTGCAGAAGGCGTTGGAAAGACAATGCTTGCTCGTCAGGTGGCAATTTGTTCTGCTGCTGGCGTCCATCCTTTTACCTTTCAACCAATGCAACCAATCACGACCCTGATGATTGACTTGGAAAACCCAGAACGAATCATCCAGCGAACATCGCACTCAATCATGCGTGAAGCGCT